TAACTTTTTTATTATTATTTACTGGATATTTTTCATAAAAAGGTTGATTTGACTTAACTGTTCTAGTAGGTGTAAATATATCAACAGCATCTAAAGTATCATTATATGCTTTACCTGTACTTCTTACTCTACTTGCTTCTTCATTTACAGCATTAGCTATATCGTTTTCTCTGTTGTTAATTATAGTATTATAATCATTTTTACCCATATATTTAGATATAGTTTTAAAATATCTATCTTTAATAGCCATTTGCTCATCTGTTATAAGCTCATTTCTTTTTAATCCCATTGGATATATGCTAGCAAAATTCTCTAAATCACCTCCAACATTATTATATATATTTTGTATAACAAATTTTCCACCTTTTTCTCCTAATTCTTTACTAGGAAAAATAGCTGTATATAAATCTCTATTTTCTGGATTATCTTTCGATGGAAGTTTTGGACCTTTAACAGCTTGAAACCTATTAGCTAATTCTTGAGTCCAGAGTGTAGCAACAGGATTATTGGTTCTTTCTGTTAACCCTTCTTTACCATTATACTCTAATTCTTTAAGACCTCTATATATAGAATCAATAGTAGTGTCTTTATTTTCATTTTCTTTATTTTTTAAGACAGATTTAAATACATAACTAGTTGTATCTTTAGCTAAAGAATCTGCTTGAAGTTTAGGTTTGTTTTTTAATACAGATTTAAATACGTATGATGTAGTACTCATTATCTACGTACGCTATCTTGTGTTGTTGAATTCATATTTTCATTTAAGTTGTAAAAATCTTTTAATGATTCTGGTACTACATAAATACTTGGTTTTTGTTTTTCTTTGTATTTCATTTTTAATGCATTACGCATACCTGAACCATAAGAAGTATTTAGAAAATCAAATAGTAACGTTTGAACGTTTTGCCTATCTTTTGATGAAATAACACTAACACCTGTCTTTGTATTAAGATTTAAATCTTTATAAACACGTTCATTAGAAATGCCAGCTTTTTCAAATTCATTATTGTCAAGCATATAGTCTATATCGTCTAATGTAAAGTATGCGTCTACTTTATCTCTATCAGGAGCATCTTCTTTATCAAAAACAATATTAATTTCACTAGCATTTGCATAAGTTGATTCACCTGAAGGAAATTGTCCTCTTATTAAAGAAGGCAAATAACCTTTTCCTTCTTTTTGTTCTTTTTCAAACGCTTCTTCTTGTTTTTGTATAGCTTCTTTATCTTTTCTATCTTCTTCTTCTTTTTTAAATCTTGCGCTCAATGCTGTTGCAGATGCGCTTCTATTTCTTTGTATTGAGCCTTCATATCTTTGATATTCTAACGGAGTCATTCCGTATTTAATTCTTTCTTCTTCTTTTTCTTTGGCAATTAATAATTTATTTTTATCATTATAAGATTTAAGAATATCACCAACTGAAGGTTGTTTTTGTTCAGTTGTGTCTCTTTGTAATCCAACAGATTCTCTAGCTATTGCTTTTTCTTGTATATAATCTCCTAAAGTTCCAGCTATATCACTTGTTAACTTAGATAACATTTCTTTAGTTGTTGCCATTATGAATACCTCGCACTTTGAGCATCTAGCCCTACTATTTGAGCTAATAAACCTTGTCTAGTACTTTCTGCTGAACCAGTAATATTAGCAAATTCTTTTTCTAATCTTAAATCTTCATTTCTCAAAGATAAATCTAGCTTTGAACTAGCTCCTTCTCTTTCTTTGTTTAATAATTCCATTGCAGTTCCAGATTGAGCTAAGTCTTGTGTTCCTAATACAAAATCAGATTTTCTTCCTATATCTTCTGACGCATTTAAAAAATCTAAAAATGTATCTTCTTTTTTAATATCAGAACCTTCTAAAGCCATTTCTAATTCAATTCCTTCTGCTTGACCTACATCGTTTATAGCAGAGCGTAAAAGTTGTTGCTGACTATCTATACCACTTTTTACTCTTCTATTTATATCACGCCCTTTAAAAAAACTATAAACACTAGAACCTACATCAAAAGCTAGCTTACCAGCCGTTAAAAATGCTAATGCTGGATTATATTCTTTTAATCCTGTTTCTGGATTAATAGTACCAGAACCGTATTCTTTTACTACTTCCTCAGCATCCAATCCATATTTATCTAAAATATCAGCTTCTTGTTTATTTACATGAGCTAGCTCGCCATCAACATATCGTAGCTCTGTATCGCCATATCTGCCTTTTGTTTTTAAGTGATTATATAAATCTGTCATCTTTTTAACCTCCCAAATATTCCACGATTTTCTTGTCTTAAACCTAGTATTTCATCAATATCTATTCCCATAGAAGAATATCTATTTAGCTCAACTTCTCTATACGGAGCTATTTTCATTGCATCTGCTCTTTCTTCATCTGTCAAAGGTCTACCTAAGGCTTGTTCTGTTCCTTCTATTTGTTGTGATATAAAATCTGTAAAATCACTTAATTTATCGCTAAGGTCTGTACTAACATCTTTAAATGAATTAGTATTTACATCAAAAAATGTTTCATCACTTATAGATTTAGCTTCCTCACCTCTTAATACAGCTTCTCCAGCTTCTTCTTGATTAGTTAAAAAAGACATTAAACTACCTTCAAACCCACCTCTTTTTGCAGTTTTAAACTGTTCATTAGTTTTAGCTATGTCAATACCTGCTCCTAATGTAGAACTTATTGCTCCAGTTATTCCTGCAATTTCTCTTTTTTCTATATCTGCTTCTATCATAGCCCTTCTAGTAAACATATTAGCCATACGACTAGCACCGTATGCTTGACCTCTAAGTTTTCCTAATTTTCTTGCTCTTGTCGACATATTATGTACCCATTGGTGTTAATGTTGTTTGATATAATTGATTACCAACACGGATAAATTGTATCACGTTTGCTCCAACTTTTCTAAAAACAGGAACACCATCTTGCAATTCAGACAAGGTTGGTTGACCTAAATCAACAAACTGTCGTTCTTGACGTTGTGCTATTGATAGTCGTTCTTCTCTATTCTTAGGCATTATCGTGGACTTTTTTCCCTGTAAATTATGGAAATATCACTTAAAATAAAATTACTATCTGTACTACCTGTAAGTTTTACTTGAAATGAGTTTATGTTACGTGCTTCAGAGGACGTGTTGGGTTTTAATTCTAATGTAGTAAAATCTGATTGATTACTTAATTTTGGATATACTATAATATTATCCCAAATAGTAGTATCTCCTACATCTTGTACGCTACTACCTTCATATAATATTAAATAAGTAGTCGTACCAGTTGCTGTAAAAGTAAAGGTAAATTTAGTATCCGATGTCATGGCGCTTTGCGAACCTAAAACGCCAGCACCAATTGAACCAGATGTTCCTACTTGAACTAATCCTTGGTCAGCAGTTCCTTTAACAAAATTACCACTAACGTTATATGTAACACCAGATTCTGTCGTCATCGTATAAATAGCTTTACCAACAGATACACCACCAGAAGTAATTACTAATTGATTAGAGCCATTTACACTTAGGGTAGCTGTTCCATCTGCATTCCAACCTGTAGTATTACTGTCAAAATTTCCGTTATCTACAAGATTTGATGTTAAAAGCACCTTATCTAAATCGCTACCACCATTTACATCAAAAAAAACATCAGGTGTGTTTCCACTAGCGCATTTGTATGATAAAGATACTTTACGTACATGTTTTTTTGTAGCAGGATTTCCAAAGTCAAAGTCTTTTGTATTTAAAGTTATTGTTTGATTTTGAGAAATATTATCCCATTTTTTTATTAAAGCTGACGTTGTGTTTCCAGCACCTTTATCTAAAACTATTAATTCTTGGTCTTTATCTACTGCAAAGTTTGTAGACACATGACTAGTCCCTGAATCTCCTTTTGTCCAACTTCTAGTTGGTATATGATACAAGTACATATCATCAGTAGTGCTTGTTGAGTCCATAACAATAATAACTCTGTTTTTTGGAGAATAACCTACTGTAGTTGTACTATTTACAAACGCTTGCCATATAGAGTCTTTAATAAGCTTACCATTACGTTCTTCTAGCAAGTCAATAACATCTCTACCATTATATAAAAAACATCCATTTTCATTTACCCATGCTACACCAAAATCAGTTTTAGTAACAGCATACGGACCAGCACATCCTTTGCCAATAAATGTATCTTCTAAAAACTCAAATTCTTTTGAAATATTTATAAGATGCATTTTTTTATTTTTAAACTGCAATATTCTATCTGCATACTCTTGTAATGCTGTAATATCATCTCCATCATTTACTGTTACGTCTACAAAATCAGTAGTAGAAAATTGAGAAAACT